GTCGAGACTGTTCATTCCGTCGCTGGTGACGGAGAACAAGTTCCTGATGGACGCTGACCCTGACTATGTGGCCCGACTGGAAGAGCTGCCGGAAGCCGATCAGAGGAAACTGCTTCACGGTGACTGGGACATTTACGAGGGGCAGTACTTCCCTGAGTTCAAGAGGGACATACATGTAATCAAGCCGTTCAAGATACCGGAGCACTGGCGTGTGTACTTCACCATGGACTACGGGCTGGATATGTTCGCGGCGTACTGGATCGCCCTGGATGAGCAGGAGCGTGGGTATGTGATTCGTGAGATCCACGAGCCGAACATCATCATCAGCGAAGCGGCGAAGATGATCAAAGCAACCACGGCGGACATTGCCAGAACGCAGATCAAGTATTCCGGTAAACGGAGAGACTGGCGCGTTCACAGGCATCTGGCTCCGCCCGACTTGTGGAACCGCCGGCAGGAGACCGGGAAGTCTGTGAAGGACATTTTCCGGGAGCACGGCATCCAGTTATATAAAACCAGCAACGACCGCATTGACGGTTGGATGGCGACGAAGGAGTGGCTAAGACCGTTCAAGGATGAGCAAGACATCCTGAGAGCGAAACTCAGTATCTTCGAGGGGTGTGTGAACCTGATACGGTGCTTACCGGCGCTACGGTTTTCGGAGACGAAACCCAACGACGTAGCAACACAACCGCATGACATCACTCACGCACCGGACGCGATTCGAGGGTTCTGTGTCTACCGGAGCCGCGCCAACCGCAAGCGGGAGGAAGTTGGGGAAAATGAAATGATGAGCCGGTACCACGATGTGTACATGGCGAACGATGAGATGTTCAACGTGTATGACACGAGAGCGGATGAGAGGGAGGATGCGTTAAATGAATTACTTGGTATTGATTCTAATGCTTTGCCTTGGTATTAGTCTGGGGCTGAACGTGTCCTGCTTCCTGCCGAGGAAGAAGACCGCTGAGGCACCGGTGAACACTGTGGAAGATACCGCTGCAGAGAAACGGAGAAGACAGTTTGAGGCTGAGCAGAAAGCCTTTGAACAGCTGATGAACTATAACAGTGACGTCGCCTACGGCGTCGAGAAAATGGAGTAGCCTATGCCACCGAGAGAGACAATCGACTATGAGAAGGTATACGGCAACGCCGTTAAAGATACCGAGCAGAAACTGACCCGTGCCTGGGAACTGTACCAGCGCGGGGTGAGATATAACCAGAGCCTGACCCCCAATCAGTATAATCTGGTGGACACGAACACAGAGTTCTTTGCGGGAAACCAGTGGGTGAATCTGCCGAACAACAGCGCTATGGCGGCGCTGCCGAAACCTGTGTTCAATATCATTAAGCGTGTTACCGCACTGTTCGTGGCGTCCCTGACATCCTCTGCAACGAAGATTCAGTTCGAGGCGCTGACCAACAAGGACGGCGAGAACATAAACGAGACCGCCCATAACGCGGCGACCATGGCAACTTCTGAGGTCGCGAATATCTTCGAAAAGTTACACATGGACTATCGCCTTCGTGAGGCTATGTTCGACGGTGCGATTACCGGTGACTACTGCGCACATTTCTGGTGGGATGCAAATGCGATCCCGTACGGCGGTGCGTATGGTGCACACAGAGGGGAGATCGCTATGGAACTGGTGGATGGGATCAACGTCATGTTCGGGAACCCGAACACCGACAACGTCCAGAAACAGCCGTACATTCTGCTGATTGGCCGTGATACGGTTGAGAACCTTCAGGCTGAGTACGACCGCAATCATAAGAGGGACACCGTGAGGGAGTCCATCGTCCATGACAGTGAGACTCAGTACCAGGCAGCGACCGGCGGTAAGGTAGAGCTCGACCCGGACGATAAGTTCGGCAAGGCGCTGTATATCTACATGTACCGCAAGAAGACCCACGAGGAGGATCTGCTGGATGAGTTCGGCAACCCCGTACTGGAGCCAGTGACCGACAAGCATGGCAACCCAGTACCGGAGATGGTCGACGGTATGCCTGTCGTGAACGGTGCGACCGGTGAACCGGTCTACAAGATGCGCAAAGTTCGCCATACTGTGACGAGCGTGTTCGTGTCGAAGCATACAAAGAACGTGACGATCTTCGAGGAGGTCGACACCGGCCTTCGCCTGTACCCCATCGCATGGGGAAACTGGGAGCGCCAGAAGAACCAGTATCATGGTCGAGCACTGGCGACTGGCATCATACCTAACCAGATTTACATCAACAGTATGTTCGCGCTTGTTATGCGCCACCAGCAGCTGCTGGGATTCCCAAAGACACTGTATGATGCCGACATCGTAGGCCAGTGGAGTAACACCGTGGGTCAGGCAATCGCGGTCCATAATCTCCCACCGGAGAAGCGTATGAGCGACTTGTACTCGGTGATCCAGCCGGGAGATATGTCCACACAGATCATGAGTTGCATCGACCAGGCGATGGCGTACACCAAGGAATGTTTGGGTGCGACCGACGCACAGCTGGGTAACGTCAATCCGGAGAACACTTCCGCACTGATCGCCTTGCAATCCAGTTCCCAGGTCCCCCTGGAGAATCCGCAGGCGAATAAGTACGAGTTCATGGAGGACATCGGTGCGATCTTACTGGACATGATGGGGAACTACTACGGTAAGCGACCGATCGTTGTTACGAGAGATACGACCGAACCGGTGGTTGGCCCTGGAGGTATGCCTGTGATCGACCCGGTGACAGGTCAGCCGAAGATGCAGACGAAGAATCAGCGTGTGCTTGAGACTTTCGACTTCGGCCAGCTGAAGAACCTGTGGTTCAATATCCGGTCCAATGTGGGTGCGTCTACCTACTGGTCCCGAATTGCGTCTGTTCAGACATTGGATAATCTGCGTAACGCTGGCATCCTTGATACTATCGATTATCTGGAACGTATGCCGGATGAATACATCCCCGAGAAGGAAGCGCTGATCGCGAAGCTGCGAGCTCAGATGAACGCTCCCGCCCCGGTTCCGCCGGAGGAGGGCGACGGTGCTGCGGTTGCGGAGAACGCGTCCATGCATGATGTGTCCGCTGGCGAGGCGGTGCTGTACGGAACCTTAGATCCGGCGACACAGCAGCGTCTTCAGACCCAGGGCACAAAAGCACAAAATATGATTTTAAGGAAAGCGCAGCAGAGTGTATCTGGTGCGATGTAAGGGCATTCTCTTATCCTCCTTAGATGATACAAGCGGGTGGCGCGAGTCACCCACATCACGGCGCAGGTAGCCTCGTACCGGTTCAAGTCCGGTAGCTGTGACCAATATCAACCAAGAGCCGTAAGGCTCTTTTTTCTTTTCTCACCATGAAAGGAGATTCGCAGATGGAAGGCGAAATGATTTTGAATTTTGAAGAAGATGTGATCATGCCCGAAGGCTATGAAGAAGGCGACGACATCTTCGAACAGGCGATGGACGAAGAACAGGCTCTCACCATGGAGCAGGAACCCGGACAGCGCAACGTAGATACCGAACCGGCTGAAGACAGTGTAGTGCCGCAGACTGAGGAACCCACCACAGCTCCCGAGGTCAAGGAAGAAACACCGAAGCAGACAGTACGTATCAAATTTAACCACGAAGAACGAGATATCGATCTGAACGAAGCAGCAACTCTGGCTCAGAAGGGTCTGGCTTTTGACAAGGCCAAGGCAAGAGCAGATCAGGCAGAACAGAGTCTTGCACAGATGGCGGCTGAGGCGAAGGCGCTTGGCTACGAAAGTGTTCAGGATATGCTTGCGGCAGCTCGTAAGAGCTACGACGACAACCGTGTACAGAGCCTGATCAATGAGGGTAACACGGAAGCTATGGCTCGTTTCTTAGTGAACCAGGAAGCAAAAGAGAGAGCAGCGGCAGTGGTCATTCCACAGGAGCCGGTGGTAGAGCCGACACAGGAACCCACGGTGCAGAAGGCACCCAGTGCGTTCAAGGATGGGGAAATCGAGGAGTTTGTACAGATGTACCCCGGCGTTACCAAGATTCCGCAGGAAGTGATCGATTCCCATCAGAAGGGAGTGCGCCTGTCCGTTGCCTACGAAAGATATCAGTCAAAACAAGCTCAGGAAGAGCTGAGAGTGTTAAGGCAGAATCAGGCTGCAGCAGCCAGAGCGCCGATTTCGAGCGGCGTTACAGAGGGTGGTGGCGGTAATACCAAACCACCGGAAAAGGATCCGTTCTTAGAAGGATTCGATTCTGACAACTGGTAAAGAGCTGGCCTGAGTTGCCGCCATAGGAGGTAACAAAATGGCAATCAATTTAGCTAGTAAGTATAGCACTAAAGTGGACGAACGTTTCCACAGGGAGTCTCAGGCACAGATGGCTGTGTCCAACTCTTATAAGTTCACCGGTGTGAAGACTGTAAACGTTTACAGCATCCCGACCGCACAGATGAACGACTACAAGAGAACTGGTGCAAACAGATACGGTACCCCGGAGGAACTGGAAGATTCCGTACAGGCATTGACCCTGACCATGGACAGATCCTTTACCTTTACCATCGATAAGGGTAACAAGATCCAGGCTCAGATGGTCAAGGACGCCGGTGCGGCTCTGTCCAGACAGATCCGCGAAGTCGTTATGCCTGAATTCGACAAGTACGTATTCAGCAAGCTGGCGGCTGTGGCTACCGAAAACAAGAACACCGCATCCACTGCGGTAACTAAGACTAATGCCTATGAAATGCTGCTGAATGGTCAGCAGAAGCTGGGCGACGCTCTGGTTCCCGATGCAGGCAGAGTTTGCTTCTGTTCTTACGCATTTGCGAACAAGCTGAAGATGGATTCTTCTTTCATGAGATACGGTAACCTGTCTCAGGAAATGATCATCAAGGGCATCTTGGGCGAAGTGGATGGTACCAAGATCGTTAAGGTACCCGCAAGCAGACTGCCGGAAGGCTGCGAGTTCATTCTGACCCATCCGTCCGCGGCGGTTGCTCCGAAGCAGCTGGAAGACTACAAGATCCATCAGGATCCGCCTGGTGTCAACGGCTGGCTGGTTGAAGGTAGATTTATCTACGACGCCTTCGTGCTGGATAGCAAGAAGGACGCCGTATACTACCACGGTACCGCAATCTCTGGCGAGTAGTTTTAGAGGGGTGGCATAACAGTCACCCCTATTTTTCGTAAGAAGAAGGAGGCGCGACATGGGACGCATGACAGTTAAAGAATGCAAGGATGCGGTGCTGAAGCTGATTAACCAGTATAGTATCGCTGGCGGGACCGTAGCGTTGTCCTATAACAATCAGGCGGACTACATTGCACGTATGATTCCGTTGATCAATGATGCGCAGATGGAGATCGCCAAAACTGTGCGACGGATTCCGGCTCAGTTTGAAATCGTACAGAACCCCGTTAGAAACCTGTATCGCGGTGAAGCGATCACGCTTCATGGGAACGCAGATGTCGTCTGTAATGCAACATCCGAGCCGGCAAGGTCTTATTATTTCGAGGTAGACGGCGTGTCGACAGTATACGTTGAGGAGCTGGTGGACGGGGAGTGGGGCGTTGCGGCGATCCATAACATCACACCCGATAAAATTGGTTTTGTACCGGTGAAAGGTCTTCTGAAAGAAGGTACCGGTAAAGTACGTTTTCGTTTGAGCGGAAAGTATCCGTACACATTCTGGCGAGGGGCATTTTATGCGTATGACTACCCGAGCGTGGATGCGGTGCCGGTGTTCAGCGAGTTTCTGGAGTACTCGATGCCGGATGATTATTATCAGTTGAACGGCAGAGGTGTTCCTTATTACGGAGACGAGTTTGTTATGTCTCACGATTTCCGGTGGAGGAGTGACCGTGTACTGATGCTGAGACGAAATCTGGTCGGTCAGTTCCTGGTGGACTACTTCCGATATCCGATACGTCTTGCGGATAACGTGGCAGATAACGTTGAGCTGGACAACGAACCGGACACACACGAAGCGATTCCGTATTTCGTAGCGGCTATGCTTTGTCAACAGGATAACCCGTCGCTTTCTGCGACTTTATATAACGTGTTCGAAACACGCATCAGCCGTCTGAACGAGGCGACTTTCACCGAGAATCTGGAAGTCGAGGACGTCTACGGCTTTAATGCAGGAATGGGGTGGGGCTAATGAAACGACGTATTAGACCCTTCTACGTGGACGTCCCGAGTGCTCCGAAGGAGCATGTACTGGATCTGTCACGTCTGGACGGTGGCCTGAACACATGGGAGCTGGACTATCGAATCAAGGCGAACCAGTCTCCGGATATGGAGAATTTGTACTGGGCGGATGGTGTTTTAAGTTCCAGAAAAGGGCAAGAGTATTTTTATGAAGATGCTCAGCTCGGGGATTTCTATGCCTTCTATGAGCGTGAATTTCTTATCGGAAAAGCAATTTGTCACATGGGCGAGGGCCTTTACTGTTTTGATGTGGACACCGGTGAATACACAACGTTGTTCACGGGGTTGAAGCAACAGGCGGGAACGTTCTTCGTGTTCGGTTCGGACCTGTACTACTTGAACGGGGCCGATTACATCAAGATCACATCTTCTCTTGAGGCAAGCCGGGTCGTACCGTATATCCCCGTTGTGGCAATCAATCGCGAGCCGAATGGTAGTGGGGGAGACCTATACCAACCAGAAAATCGATTGGCCCCTGGTAAGGAGATTCACTTTAACGCGGATGGCATCAGTAAGGAGTACTATCTCCCATATAAAGGTTTGGATGAGACACCGGTGAAGGTTGTCGTAGAGGGTGTGGAGAAAGTCGAGGGTACAGACTTCACGGTAAACCGTGAGCTCGGTATTGTGACGTTTACTACGGCTCCGGCGAAGAAAGATCCGGTGGTGCTGAACGGGGTGAAGATCACCTGTTATAAGTCCGATGAAGATACGCAGAATAGCATTTTAAGTTGTCAGAGAGCAATCGTATATGGGGGCGCGACAGAACTTTGTGTGATTGTTGGGGGTCCCGCAAAGCAGCCAAACGCGTATTTTTGGAGCGGGGTCAACGGTAAAGTAGCGGATCCCACATACTTCCCGTTCGATTATTACAACTTGGCGGGTACTGCAGATGAGTACATCACCGGTTTCGGAAAACAGCAGAATATGTTGGTCATCTTTAAGGAGCGAAGCATCGGCAAGGCATTTTTCCAGACAGAGACGATCGATGGGCTGGACTACCTGTCCCTTCCGTATAACTCTGTCAACTCGAAGATTGGGTGTAATCTCCCGGGTACGATTCAGCTTGTAGACAACAACCTGGTGTTTGCGAACACCTTTGGTGGCGTATTCATGCTGGCGGACACATCCAGTGCCGGTGAAAATAACGTTGTTCGCCTATCCCGAAATATCAACGGCACCGAGTCTCGTCCGGGGCTACTGAACGACTTACGAAAAGTAGGCGCTCTAGCTGTCACCAGTTTCGATATTGATAACCGATACTGGATCGTGGCCAACGGACACGCGTATTTGTGGGACTATCAGTTATCGCCATACGGTGGGTATGAAGAAAGTCTGTCGTGGTTCTATTTTACGAATATGCACATGCGCGGCTGGTTCTCTACCGACGACGTGACCTTGTTTGGCCTTCCTGGGGGAGCTATCGGAACGTTTATAGACAGTAAAGTTGACTTCGGCGAAGCGATTCGTAAGAAATACACTTTTGCGGTACAGTCTTTTGATACGTATGAGGTATTGAAAGATGTTATTCGTGTGCATATCGTTGTCCGTTCTGATACGAATACCGATGTCGATGTTACTTACAGTACGGACTATGAGTATCGCAAGGACTTGACCCCGATTAAAGCGTATAGTTGGAAACTGGTTCCGGGGAACTTGACTTTCGGAAATCTGGCGGTTCTTAAATTTGCGTCATCGAACGTGAGAAGACCGGGGTGTTTCCATATTCGACATTTCACAATGATTCTGGAGAACAACGACCCTTACCGTGACCTGTCGGTCGTTGGCGCACAGATTGTTTATAGATATAGCGGAGGTGAACGTTAAATGGAGATCAAAACATTTTCGTTTTCTAAAGATTGGACAAACCCGGCGGATTTTCCTACGTTTCAGGAGAGTGAAATTCTTGTCAGACAGGCGATGCAGGCGCTTCCGAATGAACTGAGGGATTTCGTAAACTATCTCGTCGAGAAGATGCTCGTTATGGACGGTGTGGTTTCATCGAAGAGCGATCAGGTGTCTACGGATGCTAAAATCGCCGGAAGCGTTAAGAATGTGATCGTCGACACAGCAACTGGCATTATCACTATCGAGAAGAACGACGGGTCCACTCAGAAATATGACACCGCACTTGAAAAAGTCCCCGCTAAGATGGAACTGATCGAAGAGAACGGTCGCACTATTTTGCGTGTTACGAACCAGGATGGATCTACTTCTGAGACGGATGTTACCAATCTGGTAGAAGAGTTCACTTTTGCGGGTGATGGCGTAATTAAGGTTACCCGAAACGGTTATGACGTAACCATCGGACTGGGTACAGGGGTTGTGTCTTTGCGCCATTTATCATCGGAGGTAACAGATTTTGTTGATTCTGCACGAAAGAGTGCGGAGGAGTCTGCAGCAGCGGCATCTGTTAGCCGGAGCCTGTCCGAAAGTGCCAGAACCGGTGCTGAACAGTACGCAACTTCCGCTAGGGAAAGCGCTGCAAAGGCTAAGATTAGTGAGGAATCGGCGGCAAAAAGTGCGAGTGATGCAGCGGAAGCTTTAAATACATTACAGAAAACAGTTGATACTTCCGTAGAAGAGGCGGTGCGTCAGGCAACACAGGAGGCCAATGCTGCTCGCGACGAATCTGTTTCTGCTAAAAATGGTGCTGTAAAAGCCGCAGAAGGTGCAGAAAAGGCAAAGCAAGCTATCGAGGATATGAGCGTAACAGGTACAACTGTTGATTCCGATAGTACACTTCCGGCGGTAGAAAAACAGGTTGGTGAAGATGGAAATATCAATCTGCATTTCAATTTACGTCGAGGGAAAGCATTTATCTACGAAGATTTCACTGAAGAACAGTTGGAGGAACTAAAGGGACCAAAGGGTGGTCCTGGCAAAAGTGCCTACGAATACGCTCAAGAAGGTGGGTATGTCGGAACTGAGTCTGAATTTGCTTATAAACTCGCATTCATGATGGAACAGGATGTTGTTGGCATGGTTGATGAAAACAACGTGGTTCATGTACGAGGTCTTGTACCCGATGGCGAATATATGGTTAAGTACGAAATGGATAACGGCACGATTGTTGAGGTCGGGAAAATGGTACTCGATAGCAACGTATATCATATCGTATCGAATATTCTCACCGGATGTACAAATAGCAATGTAGCAGAAAAGGTCATCGAAGGACGAAGTTATTCTGCAACCATTTCTCCGAATGACGGCTTATTTATCCGTTCTATTACTGTAACCATGGGCGGTGAGGACATTACTTCTTCTGCGGTGAGTGGTGCTAATATCAACATTGCCAATGTAACGGGCGATATTGTCATTACTGCGGTAGCGGTTGAACCTGTGACTGTAGATATTCCGTTGACCGACGGTATTCGTATTGGTAGCGATGGTGGAGACAGAACATTAGCCGGACACTGTGCTACTGAAATGATTGATTTGAGAAATATCGCCAAGCCTTGTACGATCAATTTAACCAAGGCTAGATGGTGTAGTGACGGCACTACGACCACCATACGTTATTATGTGGCAGACGCTGACGGGAATATGCTTGGTGCTGATGCGACTGTGGTTAAAACTACCGATCACATTACCATAGAGGCTATTGATGGACATTACGGCAACGTAGTTGTAACAGTCACTTCCGACGATGTCGGTTACGTTCGTTTCTCTGCAAATTGGACGAACAGCAATTATAGCGATAGCGACTCTCGCTTTGCAGATGCTCATACGAAAGCAACTCTGACTTATGTACCAACACTTTAAGGAGGCGATATTATGGCATATAAGTACGAACGTCTTATACCACAAAATATTGCGCCTAAAGGAACCAAGTGGGTTGGGGTGTACAATAAAAACGGAGAAAAAGTATGCTCCATTCCCGTGTGGAATTTGTCTCCCCCGGATAGCGAACCGTTATATTCCTTCGGCATAATCAGCGACTTGCATATCAGCCACAACGCCAGTGTTGCGTGGAAGCCTATTCCGAAATTCGACGGCGCTTTAACGCTATTTGAAAATAAAGGTTGTGCTTTCTGCATCGCTTGCGGAGATTTGACGAATACTGGATTTTATCTAAGGACAAATGAAAGCACTGCTGGAACTGAGTATCTGGACGAAAGGCAATTCACTTTTTACAAGGAAGTCTGCGATAAACACACCATTCCGGTATATGAGATATGCGGAAACCACGAAAGTTATTATGGTATGCCGATAACAAATAACTTGGATAAGTTGGAAACTTATACGGGCAAAGGCGTATTGTCTTACACGGTAGAGCAAGGAAACGACTTGTTTATATTGTGCGGACAGGATCACGGAAGTTCTGTCATGAGTGATGCGGATTTCCAATGGCTTGGCGAAACTCTGGAAGCTAACAAAAACAAGCGGTGTTTTGTGTTTATCCACTCACACATTGATGATAATGTCGAAGGAGGTGTTGAGGATAGCGGTAACCCTTGTTATGCCAGAGAAAATTCTATTTTCGGGTACTGGGGTGCGACAAAAAGAACGAACTTCATAAATCTCATGAAGCAATATCCTAACACAATCCTTTTTCACGGTCATACTCATATCAAGTTTGAAGCGCAGGAGTTCGATAAAGATGCGAATTACAGCGAGGAAAACGGATTTAAGTCAGTGCATGTTCCGTCCTCTGGTTCTCCTAGAGAACTCGTAGACGAAAAAGGAACGTGGGTTGCCGCAGAGGATGAAAGCCAGGGTTATATCGTAGATGTATATGAAGATTATGTCGTATTAAACGGTATGGATCTCATAAACAATAAACCTGTAGGATTGGGCGTATATAAGATCGATACGCCTATCACGACATAAAGGAGCGAACAACATGGCATTTTTCGTCATATGCTGCGTGTTGGCTAGTAGGGATTTCGAGGATGACGCAGAAGAGACATTGGAAGAATATTTTAGACGTAGAGAGGACAAGGCGTAATATGAGAACGTTACAATACGGCTGCGTTGGAGACGATGTCGGCTATCTCCAGTACCTGATTGGTGCTGAGGTAGACCGGCATTTCGGATCTAAAACAAAGAAGAGACTGATCGAGGTGCAGGAGAGGGTCGGGCTGAAGGGCGACGGTATCTGTGGGCCGAAGACGAAGAAGAAACTCGGCCTGTCCGATTTCATGGTGTTCATTTTTGACACCAAAAAGGACAAGGTGTGGGTTGCCGGTACCCCGTATAAATCGGACTACTATCCGCTGAAGACACTGGAAACATGGGCTGAGGAAGAGGGTGCAGAAATCGCTTTCAACCTGGCCTTTTTCAATCTCACTGGAAACGGCTCCGATCAGTATGGACCCATTAAGGGGCGGACATTGACCTATTGTCGTGGCAAGGGAAAGGACATCGGTTATGGTGGTACAGACGAACAGGTAAATATCGACGGCGCGAACCGGTTCGGCGGGCATAAGCTGGCGATCAAGGATGGCAAGCGGTGCAAGGTGTCCACGGTCGGTCTTCGTGCCAGAAACGCCAATGGCCTTCTGAAGGACGGAAGGCTTTTTGTTGTTCAAACACTCAAGAAGAAAACGGAGTATGCCGTCGTATCTCACATGTTGGCGAACTATGACGTGGACCTGATGCTGATCCAGGACTCTGGAGGATCTACCGGCGCGTACTTCTCCAATGGTGGAGGCCTTTTAGCCTGTGAGCGTGAGGGTGAGAACGGCCGTCCGGTAGCCACGGCGCTCTGTGTGAAGAGAGGTGTGTAGTATGGCATACATAACAGGTGGCCGGCTGGTTCCGAATTTTAGTTTGGCTGAAATGACGAACAAGCAGGCAGATGAAAAGGTGAAGTTGATTCTGACACCCGAAGTGGTTGAGCACGCGCAGATGATGCAGGAGCTGAGAGATTGGTGTGGCGTTCCGTTGACAGTCTCCAGCTGGTTCCGTACCAAAGCGTTCAATAAGAAGTGCGGCGGTGCGTCGAACAGCGCACATCTGGACGGGCGAGCGACGGACATCAAAGGGATCTCCGAGGAGATGTATCACGATTTTGTGGTTGCGTGGCAGACGATCTGTTCCGCACACGGCAAGATTGGCGGGTGCGAGTTGTATTCTTGGGGCGTTCACTTCGACAGCTATTCTGATAAGTTTGGTTATGATAAATTCCGGTTGAAAGACAACCGGTAGAGGAGGACGAGATGGAAAGATATATCGGAGTTAAGATTATTCACGCAGAACCGGCATTCAGAATCAATGGAAGAGTCTATCTGAAGAACTGGCCTATTCCGATCCACAAAGAGGAAGAATGCGAAGATGGCTACAAGGTCGTTTACCCGGATGGCTATGAAAGCTGGTCTCCGAAGGACGTATTCGAAGAAGCGTACCGCGAAACTGCCGGTCTGACATTCGGTCTGGCCATCGAAGCTGCAAAGAAGGGAAAGCGCATCGCTCGCCACGGCTGGAACGGTAAGAATCAGTATGTGGAGCTGGCCACCTGCATCTCCTACAAGAACAATTCCGGGGATCTGGTGAACTGCAATCACTGCGCCATCGGTAACGCCGCTCTGGCTTTTGTCGGAACATCCGGCGTACAGATGGGCTGGCTGGCATCCCAGGCCGATATGCTGGCGGAAGACTGGTACATCGTAGACTAGGAGGTTGTCATGTGGGAGTGGATTCTGGAGAACTGGGGCGTTATCCCTGCAGGACTGGTCGGGGTGTCCGCCATTGTGGAAGTCACACCGATCAAGATCAATCCGTGGAGCGCTCTGTTCGGCTGGATCGGGAACGCTATGACGGTGGGCATCCGGGAGGACATTGGCGCTCTCCGAGAAGAGAATCAAAAACTGGATGAGAAAATAGACACCGTGAACAATAAGCTCACGAATCTTGAGATGGAGACAGAGCGGGAGAAGATCGAGCAAGCGAAGATCCGTCTTCTGCGCTTCAGTGATGAGGTGCGCCGTGGCGAACAGCATTCATTGGAGCACTGGAACCGTCACATAGACGACATCGACAAATACGAAGCATATTGCGAAAGCCACAAGGAATACAGAAACGGACATGCCGTGGCGGCAATCGCAATCAGCAAGGAACTATATGAGGAGCATTTGCGGAAAAATGATTTCTTGGTGTGATGTCGATTTGTGTCGAAAATTCTCGATTTTTCTAGGCTATCTTTTTCGAACTACGATTGGTATAGTAAAGAGGAAGTCGTCGTTTTGAAAAAGCTCAGTTTTACCGGTTTACGGTAGCTGGGCTTTTTCGTTTACAGGAGGTTTGTTATGAAAATTAACTGGACAGTACGATTCAAAAACCCGGTGTGGTGGGTACAGATTATTGCGGCGGTATTAACCCCGATCATGGCATACGCAGGCCTGACCTACGAAAACCTGACCAGCTGGCCTTATCTCGGTCAGTTACTGGTAGAAGCAATTATGAATCCGTATGTGTGCGGACTGGTTGCGATCAGTGTTTGGAACGCTTGTAATGACCCGACCACAAAGGGCCTGAGCGACGGCGCTCTGGGTATCACTTACACAGAGCCACAGTAACGAGAAGTATGGAACGGGGAGCTTCGCGCTTCCCTTTTTCTTTGAAAGGAGTGCAAAACTATGGCACAGGCATGGGAAAGTGATGCGATAAGAGCAGCCGGTGAGAAGTGGGCTGCGGCGAAAGCAAAAGGTGATACCGCAGGAATGCAGGCAGCGGCCGCAGAGGCGAACAGATTGAGAGCTGAATCTGGATATAATCTGGATGGCGGAAAGGCAAATTCTGATGTCACCGTTAATAACCAGAGTACGTGGAGAGGTTCTGGTGCTGAGAAGAACTATTTAGCGGGTGTTCATGGGATCGGTACACCCTCGAAGTCTATGGATCCGGAGACGTATAATATGTATTATGGCCCTGGTGGGACGTATGTTGATAATCTGGACCAGAAGGTAAAGGATAATGCGTCTAAACAGACACCAACACCCCAGAGCCAGACTACACAGAAGAACACAGTACCGGCAGGCGCTGTGGTTCGTACGATTTATAAAGCGGATGGCACTACTGCACAAGGGTACATTCAGAACGGTAAGACTTACTACACAAACGGTACGCCGATCCAGAATGGCGATGCTGTGATCGATGATAATGGAAAGAAGTGGGTGAAGGGTGATACGGCTCAGAATGCACAGGCAAAAGCCGAACTGGATGCACAGAGAGCCGGTGTCACCGGGGTCTCCCAGGTTCCCGTGGCTACAGTACCTCAGAATTCTGGACTCCCTACAACTTACGAAGAACTGAATCTGATGTTACAGAACAACTACCAGAAGGCGGCGGACGATATGTCCTCCTACTATGAGAAGTTACTTCAGCAACAGCAGAACCAGATCAACTATAACACACAGGTAGCTATTCGTGACCAGCAGGCTCAGGCGGATCAGGCGGCGCTCGATGCGTATGATTTGCAGAAGCAGGTGGCAATCCAGTCTGCGAAGACCGGTGACAACATTGCACTGGCGTCTGCGGCGAAGGGTGACGCTGGCGGTATCGGGCAGAAACAGTATTCCGATGCGGCAAATACCTACGACAAACAGGTGTATGAGATCAATCTCCAGCTGAAAAACGTTGAGGCACAGGTCGCACAGAACGTAGCTGATCTGAAGGCCCAGGGACAATTCGAACTGGCAAACGCGGCTCTGGAGATCGGTCTTGCACAAATCGAGGCCTTGCAGAAGCAGAGAGACGAGCTGATGTCTGTTCAGATGAACTTGGCACAGAAGCAGATGGACTACAACACTCAGCAGGATCAGATTGCGTATGACCGTGCGCTTCAGCGGTTACAGTTAGGTGCGTTCGGTGCTGACGATGCGAAAGCTCTGGGTATTTCTGACGCTGACGCGGAACGTATCGCGGCTCAGCTGAACATCACCGCACAGATTGATTTGGTCGAAGCGCAGAAGCAGCTGGCGGCTCTCAAGCAGAGCACAGCGCCGAAGAAGATCGTGGAAGATGAAAATGTCACACAGAGTCCCGTGGATCCTGTAGCGCCAGGAGGTACCGTTCCGAACGCGACGACTACTGATGCGACGAAATCTCTCGCTCTGCGCAATGCTCTTCTGAACGAACTGCGCGGTGCGGGAACTCTGACTCAGGAAGAACTTCTGGGCCGTATTCAGCGAGCACAGGCAAGCGGTATGAGTGATGAAGATGCATACGCACTGATTGTTACCCTGCTCGGTAACACCGCGGCGAACGACATATATAGTAACTATTGGGCTCAGACAAAATAGGAGGCGTAGTATGTTAGATTACGACAAGATCCGGGAACAACTGAAGAGTGGCCAGAAGATCATCGTACCGAAGGGCACAACCGCGATCGGATCCGTACAGAAGACTACCCCGCAGAAGGTGCACACGCAGACTGACATGAACGCGTCGAAGGGGGGGAGCAACCCCCTGGGCGCGAAGGGTAACGAGTGGAACATCGGTAAGCTGTTTGAGACAGCAGATGTTGCCGGCGAAGGTCTGAAGGTCG